CCTTAGCTTCTCCCCAACTCTTTCCTAAAGCGACATCCACTTTAAAAGGCACCTTAAGATTTTCTATACAGTTTTCCATTTTAGATTTAATCATTGTAATATCCTTATCCTCTCCAATACTAAAGCATAACTCATCGTGGATCTGTAATAAAGGCATATGACCTGCTTTTGTACAATCAATCATAGCTTGTTTTGCTTGATCAGCTGCAGATCCTTGTATAAGTCTATTTAAAGCTTTATAGGTAAATGCTCTCCTGATGTTATTACCGTAGTTAGCTTTAGCCTCATTATAATTCATAGCTTGATTCATTCCAAACGTTGCAGGTTCCCATTTATCAAATCTACATTTACGACCTTTGATAGTTCTTATAAAACCAAACTTACTCGCTGATTGTGTAACTGCACTCGCTAATTTTTTTACAAATGGCACTCTTGAATTGTATTTATTTAAAAGGATCTCTGCCTTATCTTTAGAAATACCAAGCTCCTTTGATAGTTTTGCTTTACCCATCCCATAAAATAATCCTAAGTTAATTGTCTTAGCTTGTGTTCTCGATATGCCTGCCATATCTGCTACAATTTGATGAAAGTCTGCAGACTCATCCTCATAAGCTTGTATAAATTCATCAGAGCCATCAAGTCTTTCTCCTATGGATGCAGAATAGTGTGCAACTAAACGAGGCTCCTGTTGTGAATAATCAAATGAACCCCATTGTCTACCATCTTCAGGTAAAAATAAGCTTCTAATTTTATTACCGTATTCTTTGTTTCTAGCTGGTATTTGTTGTAGATTTGGATTTGCATACGATAATCTTCCTGACACAGTTCCGCCTTGATCTGAACGTAATTGATTTATCTCTGAGTGTATACGACCTTTGTGTACATATCTTTGAATTGAATCAATAAAAGTAGAGTGAAATTTGTTAATCTCTCTAGCTTCCCTAATTAAACCAGCAATAGGGTGCTCACAGTTTTGTAACCAATTAGTTGTAAATGATGGCTCATCTGATTTTGCAGTTCTAGGATACTCAACTCCTAATCTATCGAAAGCCTGTGCTACACTTCTCGCAGCCCAAATATCAACATTTAAAGTAGTTTCTTTTTTAATTTTATGTAGAACTTCCTTTTCTTTTATTCTAAATTCTTTTTTTAGTGAAGCAGCTTTATATTCATCAACTCTTATACCTTGTTGTCTCATTCTAATTAATATAGGTAATAGTTCCATCTCCATCTCCCATACATCATTAATAGATTGTTTTTGTATTTCAGCTTTAAATCTGTGCCACAATTTTAATGTTAATGCAGCATCTTGTTCAGCGTAAAAACCAACATAACCAGCCGGCATTTTCCACAAGTCTTGTTTTGGATCTATGCCCCATTCTTTTGCTTTTTCATTTAAAAATGTTTCGTTTTTTATTTCACCTAAATAATCTTTAGCACAAGCGTTGAGAGAAAAACTCCACCTGTTCTCATCTATCAATGCAGCAGCTATCATAGTATCTACTATCTTACCATTTATCTCAAAACCATTTGCAATCAGCCAGCCAACATCATAAGAGGCATTATGAAATATTTTTGTGCTAGGTCTTCTTAACAGATCAACCATATATGCGGTTGTAACAGCCAGATCCATATTACCACCAGCATCGTGAGCTATAGGAAAATACCACTGTTTACCAAGTGCAGCCACTGCGAAACCTACTATGTGTCCTTTACCTGTAGCCCAACCTGAGCCTAATTTTTTAAGATCAGGATCTTTAGTTTCTAAGTCTATTGCGACTTCATTTGCTTCTCTCAAATCAGGATATTCAGAAGGAGCTACCCAATCGCTATCATTATAAATAAAGTTAAGTTGATGACTCACGAGTCTTGCATCTGAGCTATCATAGCAGCCCACTCCTCTGTTGCCTCGTGACTATCTTGTGGAATTAATTTAATATTTTTTTTATTTTTAAGATGTTCTATCTCCATTTCACAGTAATGTATAATTTTTTGTAAATCTTGCGCACCACCTTTATCTTCATATCTTACTGCATATCTAATTACATTAGCTTGAAAAGGATTGAGATTATTCTCTCTTATGAATGTCCAAGGACTAATCAAATATTTTTTATAATGAGATCCACCTATTTGTTTTTTAGACATAATTACTTTTATACAATTTATAATATTTACTCAAGGGGAAATGATACTTATGGTAAGTTCCTAACAAATGTAAAGTATTAATGGTTCTTGTTACACCCGTATACCAAACTCTAAGTTCTTTAATTCTCTCTTCTAAATTTTTCCTTTCAAAGTGCGATGGAAAATTACACTTAGCTGATAATACAACATTATCCGCCTCTCCACCTTTAACTTGATGTATGGTGTCAATAATAATTTTAGCTTTGTCATCTAAATTTACACCACTATCTATTAACTTATTAAAATATATTTTTTCTTTATCTTTAAATTTTCTACGAAAAGCTGCAACCCAGTTTACTTTTTCTTCAGTCATTCCACCTTGTAAATGTAACTGTTCAAAATTAAACACTTGATTTGGATGTGCAAAGCTCCACTTCTTGCTGTCCGCTGACCGGTAGCCGTGATCTATATTTAGAAGATAGGTGTACATATTACAGGCATCCTCCCTTGTTATTGCTCCTCCATCACACACTGTTTGCCAATCACAAATAGCCTTCCACTGATTTATGTCAAACGACTTATTCCCACGCATATCTTGAAAGTAAAGTCCAAACTTCCTAGCTTCATCTTGTAATTCTTTTTTAACATCATTGATTCTAGCTAGCACCATCCAAGACCCCTCCATCTGCCAAGGAATTTTTTTAAAAGTGCTCCATTTATAAATCTCACCATCATTATCATTTGATGTAAATTCTTTTTTTATTCTGTAACCTTCCATACCATTTAAAATACACTTAGAAAAAAAGTGTACTTTCTTATTTAATCTTCTAGAGTGTTGTAGAATTTTTATCCTGCCAGGAAAAGTTTGAAAGAAAATCACATCAGCTCCATTCCACTCATAGATCGCTTGGTCATCATCACCTGCTAAATAAACTTTATCTGAATTCATTGCTAACTTTACGACCATATCCCATTGTAGAGGTGTTAGATCTTGAGCTTCATCAACCATCAAAACTTTAAAAGGTATAGGTAGTCCTGTATCAATATATTTTTGAACCATATCTGTAAAATCTAACCGGTCATTTTTAAACTCTCCGGGGTTAGTTTCATAAGTTTTGTACTGTTCATAGCCAGCGATGATAGATTTAAATTGTTGTAATCTAACTTTCTTTCTTGGCTCTTTTTTATATAGAGCAATGGGATCCATTTTCATATTTCTAGCTCTATCATAAATTTGTAGAGACCAATTGTTGTAAACCTTTTGGTCATCCCAAGTTGGTTTATAATTAATTTTTACAGTTCCATATTGAGTGTGAAATTGCAACATATCTACCTTCGGATCTAATACAGGTATGTCAGCGAATTGTTGTCTAGCTAAACTATGTAGTGTTCTAAAATATTTGAAATCATCTTCATCATAACCTTTAAACTGTTTACGGACTCTATCTCTACATTCTTCTACGGCTTTGTTTGTAAAAGATATGTAACAAATCTCATCAGGAGACACTCCTCTTTTTAAAAATCTTTCTACTCTTTTTAAAAGTCTATGTGTTTTACCTGTGCCAGGAGGTCCAAAAAATTTAATTGTTTTCCCACGGAGCTTTTGCTTTATTGAATTTGACATTTTTATTTTTGTGTTCTGTTTGTTTTGGTAAGGTTGCAATCCAGTGTCTAGCTTGTATGCCTTGAAATTTCGCACTCTTGCCACATCCTGCTCCTTGTAAGAATACTGTACACTCTTTTTCAGACCAGTTATACCCTTGTTTTTTCATAAACTGTCTAAAAGTTTCTAATTTAAATCGTATTTCTTGACCATCTTGATAAATGTTATCGTGTTCTATTTGATCAAACTCAGTAATAGTATCTGTATCTTCAAAGAATTTTATTATCCTAGTATTAAAAACTTCTTTTCTTTCTTCTTCACCATCAAATCCCTCCATATCTTGTTTGTTTGCTATTAGTTCTTCTAACCAATCCCTATATGGATCTGGGTCTCGCTTACTAGGACGCAAAGGTCTCCATACAATATCATAATTTAACAAACGTTCACCTAGCAATTGTTGTTGATACAATTGTTTTGTATCTAATTTTACAACTTTTCCTTGAATGGGTAATAACCAATAAGGATCCGGGTAAGAATTAACTTTAATTAATTTTCCTACTTCAGGAATAGCTTCATTTAATCCAATACCATATTTACGCTTTGCACATTGTGTAGAGCCATTACAAAACATCCTAGCTATTGATGTGCCACATTTGTAAGAATAATCTTTTTTATCTACTTGTTCTATTACCTTTGAAATTTCTTTTGGATTTAGTGGAGGGACGCATATCTTAGTATTTAATTCTCTAAGTTGTGCTTCCCAATAATCTTTATCTTCATTTAATTTTTTACACAAAACACCAACATTAAACATTGCATCATTACGACCTTCGCCCTCTCTTACTTGATTTCTAATAAATTTATTTACACAGTTTGGCCATTGTTTATCCTCTTTATCAGTTGTTGTTTTTAATTTTAGAAACTCTTCTTTTGT